GATACAAGTATATTGTTTTCATGTACTTTTCCCATTAAGCTACCTATTGGTACCTGCTTAGGCTGTGTGAGATTGTACAATTTAACAACTTTTTCGGGCTTGCCTTTTGCGTATGTATCAATTGGTAATTCAACGATAGTAACCATAGTATCAGCAGTTACACACCCACTTCCGCCGGCAAACACATTTAGTTCACCTCGACTAAATCCACCATACAGTATCTTATCTAAGCTAGGCCAACCAGTACTGACTTGTCCACCACTGTTAAAGTATCTATTATTGCGATCAGCAGGACTGGCGAAGTAATCAGTGCCCATGTCTTTTTGTAAACTGATCTGTACCGCATCTTTAATAAGACGCTCTACTGGCCCAAATTCACCTTTTTCCAGTAAGTCATAGGATTTAAGAATAGCTCTAGATAGCTCTTCACGTTTGGTAAATGATTCAAACTCTTCCATAAACCAATCAACATTGCCATCTGGCAAGTCAGGTAGTTTATTAAGTTTAACACCAGTTGCGGCAGATACTTGTTCCAATATTGGCAAAGCTCCATGCTCATCATAGTGAGTTTTAACAAACTTTGCTGCCGCCTGTAAACTTTTATCAAAATTATCAGGATTATAAATGTTCTGAACTCTGACAAATGCCTCGGCATCATTTAGCGCCATTTCTAAAAATAACTTTTGAACTTCAAGACCGTAATCGTTTAACAAGACGTTTCCTTTGTATTTCAATTTTATATTTGTTTGTTTCTCTAAACTGCAATATAGTTAGTATAGTTGCCAGTTTACCCATGCGTATTACGCTATCGTTGACATCTTTTATGCCTTCCGGCCATTCGGGCATGCTCACTGCCCATCCCATTTCCATCGCCCGATCAACCAAAGCCATCCCCGCTACATCTTGATCGGGTATTACTGTTATTGCTCGTCCTAAACTTTTAATTACTTGTACTTGTTTATCATTTATGTCATTGTGTAGCACAGCTAAAGCGTCGATGGCTAGCGCATCAAATATACCTTCAACTACAAAAGCATGTTGCCAATTTTCTCGTTGTAAATCTATACCAAATACATATCCCTGCTGCATGTCTGAAATGTATTTCGGCGAACGATCATCTAAAAATCTCGCAGTGTTGCCCACTATCATACCATGATGTGTAAAAGGTATAATAATTCTTTTTGCTTGTCTACCTTCGGCAGTAGGTGATATCATATAAGGATAAGCCGTATGATCTATGCGTCTAGCAGATAAATATTCCACAAACGGCTTATGGCGGAGATCATCACCGTCTATCAATTCTAATCCATCGGGCAACTCGCGTTCTTCAAACTCTACAGCTTTAACAGCGACCCGATGATTTTCTAATAAGCCATGTATACTACGATGCCTCAAACTTTCCAAATTAATTTGTTCAATTGACATTAAGTCAACACCCAGCCAAGTCAACAGCTGGCGAGCCTTAAATGTCAAACTACGTCCTATTACAAAACTAGCGTTATAACCACAATTGAAACAAGAATAATACCATCCTTCTGGTGAGCTTTTGAAGCCTCCGCGCTGTCTTCGATCTAGATTTTCACCGCGATGTTGGCAGCAGACTGCGTTGAATGTGATCCAACCAGAACTATTGCGTTTGTGTTTACCGGGTATAAAAGACGCCACATCAATCATACTATAATTATAGCAGATCTCTAGCAGTAGTTCAAGAACTTTGAGTATTATTAGCGGTACAGCAGATTGATTACATATCCCTGGGAAATAACAACAAATGCCCCTTGGTTTGCTGGTGGTACCGGCGTAGCTGCGGGGTTGATACCACCAGCAGGAATTGGCCAATATCCCGAACCACCGTTTATGACATTTATACCAGTTACAGTACCATCTCCCCCAATAGTTGCTTCGGCTACGGCGCCAGATCCGTTGCCAACTATATTGATTTTCGGAGGAGCTAAATATCCAGACCCGCCATTGGTTACGATAATGTCAGTAACAACTCCTTCTGTACACACGGCATAAGCTAATGCTGGCACACCTGGCGGGTTAGGGGTGGCAAAAATACTGTTATTAAATGCTAGGCGTAGCAGCGGGTACCAGCCTACTATATTCATGTGTATAGTTTTGGTTTCGTTATAGTAGGTGGTACTTTCTGTTATATTACGCCAGATACTTTGGTAATTTTCAGCCCACTGCGCTTTGATAGTACCCGTGTAACCAACTAAATCCATTTGAACTGTTGTGGTATAGTTTACTGGATTTATAAAACTACTATAGTACTCGGTATTTTGCCATGTGTTATAATACCACGCTCCGTTGCCATTTGATCCCCAGTAGTATGGATTAGCCCAGGTTGGGAAATCACCCCAAGCTGCGCCATCATATTCTATACCTTGATTTGTTAACTGAGTCGTGGGAATCGTTAAATGATGGCTAGGCACAAACTGAGGAAATATCGAATTAACTAAGTCAATGGGTGCTCTTGCTCCGGACTGAGCATTAGTAAAAACTGCTTGATTTAAGTTACCACTTTGTACTGTGATCGAATAACTGGCTGGCTGCGCAATTAGCTCTAATGTGTGTGCTGCGGGTATATAGACCTTAACTTGCCCTGTGGGAGCATTCAATATCGTCATAGGCTCTTGTAGCAACATCGCTACTCCGGCAGTGTCAGTAACGCGAAATGTAAAAGAGCAGCCAGTTACATTTACTGGTTTCTCATCTTGATTGACCATAGCAAATAGCAACACATTGTCAACTCCGAGATTAATGGTCAGACGTTTTGCGTACACAGGATTATACCTCGCAGTAAAGTATTGCCCACTCGAGTCTATTAACAATACTTGAGTTTTCTGTTGAAAAAGGTATAGAGTCGTAGAATACATTCATATATTTAGTGTTACGGGTCATAATGATATTTATCCGGTTGTTTTGATTAACTAAATATCGTAAATGAATAAAACAATATGAACAATGAGATTTTCACTAAACTAGCTGACAAATACCCTTTTATATCGCTATGTCTCTACGCAAATCAAGAATATGTGGGAATCATACAAAACCAAGATGTTACCATTACAACAATCTATGATTTTGGCAGTATAACTGATTTAGAAACTAAGAAAAAGTTTTTAGAGTTAGCTAATGTTTGGTGGTGGGAAAGCAATAGAACCGTGCCCATCAACATATTCCTCAAACAAGAATGGCAGCCATTTAAAAGTTATCTGCGCACTTTTGTCAATAAAGATTTAGAAATTTTACACGGCCCAGTGTGTAGTTTAAGCGAGCTAGCCCGCAAAAAAAGCAAACGTAAGTCTATTACCCTAGTTAGACGTATGGAGTAAGTTCATGTGCAGAGTCACTAGCATTGAATATCCTATAGCATGACTCTTTTTAAACACAAAACCTTTACTACTGTCGCCATCCCAAACACTGCCAAATACTTCATCCCAAGGTTTATTTTGCAAATGAGCTTTACCTGGTCGTATAATAGAGATAAAAGCTGCCATTCTTGGTATCGAGTCTGGCCGCATAGACTCTAGCAGTTCAGTATAATTTCCAATATGTACTAATTGTTGGGCCCATGCCGAGTCTTGCCAAAGTCTTGACCAAGGTGGCTCCAATGCTAACATTTCTTCATAGTGTTTGGGGCTTTTGATTAATTGATATACTGACATATTTAAGAGATCAATCTTAAAATAACCCCTGGCTTCAGCGGTTTCGTAGTCTATAGCCGCACAGAGATTAACTGGATCAGCGGGGATATCAGTTACATAAATTCCGCTATTATGACGACGAACTTGACCTTGATGCTGTTGCCGTGCTGCCGTATAGTCTATGAGTTGTAACACCTGCTCTCTGTCTGCCAAATCTATGTCAATGTCTGCGCTCATTACCAACCTGCCTGTGTCAATAGTTCTTGTGCTTCTATGCGATTAGCCGGATCTTCTCGCAATTTCTTTGTCCATACATCAGCATCAATATAAGGCCATATTATATTACGTTGCTCTTCGTTTAAGTCAGATAAAAACTTCTGGCCAGAATCGGAATTATACAGTACCCATGCGCTGACACGACCGTTAGTTATCGCGTGAATTATAACATTTGGATTACCGTATCTTAAAAAATCTTGTGGAGCAGCTGATTTTTCTTCCGCCCATTTAATTGAATGTTCAATGGCACGTGCTAAAGCATCTTCCATTGTTTCTACTTTCAAATAGTAAAGCAGATACTCGTCATATAGCTTGTCACTACACCAATAGTCTAATTTTTTATTTTGTTTAAGTACCCATTCAGTAAATCTAGCTGGATTAACTACTCGTGTGTTGACACAGTATCTTCCAAATTTTACAAACGCCTTATAGTAAGGACTTTCGGCAAAGTCAGTGTAGGTTTTTAATTTAGCGGAGCCCTGCGTCAGTTCATAAAACTTTAGATAAGCGTTAAAGCCCAAACGTACCCCCACCTCATTTTGATCTTGGTGACGACGTTTGGGCTCACAACAATGTACCGCAAGGCTAGATTCTCTTATAAAGTCTTTTTTACAATATTGGCATGTATATGTCATCGTTCAATCACGTAATCACGCAAATAAGCGTCAATGTCTTTTTTATCGTTAATCGCAGCCATTACTTCTAGTTCATCATCTTTCAGGTTGGGAAATAGCTCTGCTAGTAATTTTTTATTTTTATTAGAATCAGCAGCTTTTTTCTTTGGTGCTATCCAGTTATGCCGTTGAGCCCCCATGCCTGGACTTACCGTAGTGGCACACAACCATTGTAGTTTAGGATGTTTGTTAATGGCAAAAAAATGTTTGTTTAGTCTTTCGTTACAGCTAATCACATAAAATTCTTGTAAGTCTTTGCTACCCTGTACTGAACTGCCCCAGCGTATCATTAGATAGTTACTGAATTTTTTACGTTCTTCGTCAGTTAACTCTTGATAAAAGTCGCGATCTTTCTCATCAAAACATCGCATCTCATTGCTGATATGTAACTTATCCACGCGAAATTTTTCCTGCTAGTTCACCGATTTGATCTTTTAATCTCGATACATCACGTTGAAGTTTTTTAATAAGTTTATTTTGCTCAGTGACTGTTGTTTCGAGATTTTTTAGTTTTGAATCTGTGCTGGCTAATAGTTTAGCATTGGGATCTTTAGGCTTAATAGGCAATAGTTCACTGCCAATATTGGCATATTGCTGTTGAGTATCGGTTGCCTTTGTCATTAAAATACCTGATTGTAATCTACTAATTCACAGTTTCTACTTATATCTTTGACAAAATACACGCACTCCGGTTCTTTGTCGTCACTTAGCGGTACACACAGTAATTGTCCATTCTTTAACTTAGGAGCGTACCACGATAAGTCTTGATATACATCTAATATTTCAACATCCAAAAAACTAGGCCTAAAGCTAGTCAACGGATTAAACTGAAATGCCTTGAATCCGCGATCATTTAACGCTGATAACGGTATTACTTCTAAATCTCCAAAGTCTGGCTCACCGATCAGTAGTTGCCAATCAACCGGCATCCGTATACGATGCTCGCCAATCTTCAGTACCAATGCTGGCGCAGTAAAACTTTCCAGAAAGATCAATGGTATATAATGATAGTCAACTTCATGCGTGTTTGAATTATCTAAGATCGCAAATCGCATATCATCTATCTCTTCAGGAAGATGATCAAGTTCGTAGTGTCTATTTTCTAA